TGATGTAAGTGTAGGAGATGATCTTACTGTAGAGGGTGGTGTTATAGATTTAAAAAATACAGGTTCACAATCAGTATTAAGACTTTATTGTGAATCCTCAAATGCACACTATGCTCAATTACAAGCACCGGCACACTCTGCATTTTCTGGTAATACAACATTAACTTTACCAGCAACAACAGATACAATCGCTGGACTTGCTGCAACACAAACTTTTACAAACAAAACAATCACAGCTTCAAGCAACTCTGTTGGATTAGATACATTAGACATTGATGGTGGAACTGACATCGGAGCCGCGTTAGCGGACGCTGATTTAATAATAGTAGACGACGGTGCAGGTGGCACTAATAGAAAAGCTACATTAACAAGACTTAAAACATATTTAACAAGTGCAGGGTTCTCAACTGAAGACCCAACTGCCCTTGCAATTGCGCTTGGTTAGGAATATAAGAGGAGGATAAATGGCTAATACTTTTAAAGTTGTAACTAAAGCAGGAGTTACCAGCTCTGATGTTATCTATACCGTTGCTAGTTCTACAACAACTGTAGTTCTTGGTATTATGGTAGGTAATACAACAACTGGGCAAATCACTGCTAGTGTTACTTTAAGTTCAGATACCTCTAACAGAGCAGGTGCAAACAACGAAGCAAACCAGGCGGTTGAACTCGTTACCAATGCGCCGATTCCTGTTGGCGGCACACTTGAACTGCTTGCGGGAAATAAAGTCGTAATGGAAACAACAGATACGCTATCACTAGCAGCATCTGGTGCGGCTGATATTTGCGTGTCAATCATGGAGATAACATAATATGCCTTTTATTGGTACACCTTTAGATACCAGAAATACATTTCAATCTCTTCAAGGTAAGAGGTTTAATGGTGATGGTAGCACAACTGATTTTACTTTAGATGTAGCACCTTCATCTACTTTAGACATTGAAGTATTTGTTGGAAATGTACGTCAAGACCCTAACTCAGCATACACTTTATCTGGAACAACACTATCGTTTACTGGTGCTCCTCCTAGCGGCACAAACAATATTTATGTTGTTCATCAAGCAAAGAGTGTTGGAACTATTGATGTTCCAGATGACATTATATCTGGTAAAACTTTAGTAACCTTAGATAATGACAATGACCATGTATTAATAGAAGATGCTACTGATGGTGAATTAAAAAAAGCATTAATACCTTCGGCTAGCTCAGCAACAGATTCTTTTTCTGTTACAGGAACAACACCAACACTAACAGTAGGTGATGGTGGTGCCGAAGATACTAAAATTATATTCGATGGTAATGCACTTGATTTTCATATTGGATTAGACGATTCAACTGACCTTTTAACTATTGGTAAAGGTAGCACTTTAGGTACAACTGCCCATATGACTTTTGATACTAATGGTCATGTTTTAAAACCTTTACAATCTTTTTTTGTTGCTACACCGAGTAGTAACAGTTCCGATATAGCGGCAGATACAACGCACACAATAGTTGCTGATAGTGAAATATTAGACCGTAATGGAGATTACAATACATCAAATGGAACATTTACAGCACCAGTAACGGGTGCTTATGCTTTAACGATGAATGCAAGTATAGGTGACTATGACCACGATAACAATTACAATGCTGGATTTATTAATACAAGCAATAGAAGATGGACAATTCACTTTATGACAGGTAACGCTTTATCAGCAGATGGAACACACTTTGTTACAGGAACTTGTATTGTGGATATGGATGCAAGTGATACTGCAACATTTCAATTTAGAAATGACCAAGGTACACAGCAACCTTTTATAGGACAAGAATTTACTTTTTTAAGTGGATATTTATTAGGATAGTCAAAATGAAACAATTAACTTTAAAGGAGGTTTAAATGGCTACACACACAAAAACAATTAGTATAAATGATGATGATCAAAAATTATTATCAAATGATTTGTATAATGATGTATCAAACAATGAAGGTATTGATAAATGGATACAAGACGCAGTGGATGGTAAAATTAATAATTGTTGGAAAAGATTTAGAACAGAATGGACAACAAAATTAATGGATGATGAATCTTTTACTGATCCCATTCCTAGCAATAAAGCTGACTTTATTGCTTTAGTTACAGCAAGAAGTGATTATAAAACTCGTAAACAAAGAGACGATGCAGGGAGCTTATAGGAGTAACACATGAGTAAAACAACAATACCAACAGGTGGAATTACAGCAGATGCTATTGATGCAACTAAAATAGCAGATGATGCAATTTCTGAAGAACATTTAGATGCTACAGCTTTAACAGGTCATACTGCACTAGGAGCAACTCCTGCTGATACTGATGAATTACTCGTAAGTGATGCAGGAACATTAAAAAGAGTAGATTATTCTTATCTTAAAGGTGCTAATACAGACCTTAGTAATCTTTCAAGCACAGGAAAAGAAAAAATAGCATCAGCGTGGGTAAATTGGACTGGAGATAATACCATTGGAGATTCACAAAATGTTTCTGGTGTTACTGAAAATGCTAATGGGGATTATACCATTACATTTAGCAGTGCTATGGCAAATGATGATTATGTAGTGGCAGGATTAGCAAAATCTAATGATAATGAAGGGGTTAGAATGGCTACAATGCAATTTGCCGCAAATAATACATCTATAGCTACAGGAAGTTTTCGTATTCATATTCAATATGAAAACACAGAATTAAGAGACCCAGAACAAGTTTGTGTAATGGTTATAGGAGCACCATCGTAATGAGTAAAATTATAACAAAAAATAGTGATAACACAGTAAGTATAACATTTGCCTCTCCTCATTGGGAAGGCACAATGGAAGAACTAGCAAAAAAAGTTGTGCCAACCGGTTTAACATATAAAGTAGTTGAAGACTCAGTAATACCTACCGACAAAACTTTTAGAAATGCGTGGGAGTATTCTGATGGCACTATATCTGTAAATATTACTAAAGCAAAAAATCTTTGGAAAGAAAAAATTAGAGGTGCAAGAAAATCTAAATTAGAGGCTCTTGATGTTGATTTTATGAAAGCTCAAGAAACAGGTGCAGATACATCGGCTATAGTTGCAAAGAAAAAAGAATTAAGAGATTATCCTGCAAAGGTTGATAGTGCGACTACAACAGATGAAATAAAAGCTGTATGGGACACAGATAAATTAGGAGACAAATAATGGCACTAAGTAAAGCAGGATTATTAGATGTAGTAGCAATAACAGGCGAGACTGCGTTAGCGGATGTTCCTGCTAGCACAGATGAATTAATTATAAATGATGGAGGAACAATTAAAAGAATTGATTTTACCCACATTCAATCTCATTTAGTTCCAATAAGTTCTGTAGCATTAACTGGAAATACAAATCCAGTTCGTTTTGATGATGTATTTTCTACTACTTATAATAAATATCAAGTAATTTTAACTGATTTATGTCCTCAAAGTGATGGTGTATCAGTAAGATTTAGATTTAGAGATGGAAGTTCAACTTTAGAATCAAGTAATACTTACGAGCATTGTTCTTTTGGCATTCAATCAGATGAAAATGATACAACTACTTTATCTACAAACAATGATGATAACATACAAATAGGTCACAAAGCTGTTGGTCATAGTGGTGCTACAAGTGGAATAAGTGGTATTATATTTGTAAATGACCCTAAATCATCAAGCAATTACGCAAATATACATTATGATTTGAAAACTGCTGATGGAGATGGATTTACTCTTTTTAAAACATCAGGTGCTGGTGCTTACAAATCGGCAACAACAGCAGTAGAGGGATTTGAATTAACGTGTTCTAGCAATGGTTTTACCTCTGGTAGAATAGATATATTTGGAGTGAAAAACGCATAATGACAAAAATGGCACATATTGTTGGTAATAAAGTTACCTTTGTAGATTTAACAGATGAACAAAAAACTCAACAGGCTAATGAAACAGCCGCTTGGAATGCTAAATCTGGTGAAAGAAAACTTACAAGAATAAAAGAGATTAGATTACAAAAACTAAAAGCAACAGATTATATGGCATTAGGTGATTACACAATGCCAGACTATATAAAGACTTGGAGGCAAAGTCTCAGAGACATTCCAACTAATTACACAACAGAATCTAAATATGATGAATTGCTTGAAAAAGAAAATGGAGTGTTAAAACATTCAATATGGACACAACCAACGGAGTAAATAAATGGCATACATAGGAAAATCAATAGAGAGTGGTACATTTAGTGTCCTCGATACGTCTGGAAACACTTATAATGGGTCTAACACTACTTTTAATTTAGGCACACAAGTTGGTTCTACAGCACAGCTCCTAGTCTCACATGACGGGGTTATTCAAAAACCCGGAACAGACTATACTTTAGCGAGTGGTGGTACACAGATTACATTTACCACAGCTCCTGCATCTGGTGCAAGTATCTTCATCGTGGAGATATCTGGTGCAGTTGGTGGACCATTAGATTCAGATTTAAATGGCAGTGAATTAATTTTAGATGCTGACGGCGACACAAGTATTACAGCAGATACAGATGATCAGATAGATTTTAAGATTGCAGGTGCAGATGATTTAAGAATGACAGCTAATAATATTAACGTATTATCTGGTACAACGTTAACTATTGATTCTGGAGCGACTATTACGAACAGTGGTACTGCAAACGGATTTGGTGCATTAGCAGGTATCGATGATCAATCTTCTTCTAATGATGATCAACTTACAATTACAGACACCGCAGTTGTTATTAACGAAGATTCTGATGATGTTGATTTCAGAGTAGAGGGTAATGGAGTTGCTAGTCTTTTACATGTAAATGCAGGGGATGACAGAGTAGGTATAGGAGGAGACCCAGATTTAGGTACAGCAGGAGGCTTACACATTAAAATTAATGATAGTGGTGCTAGTGCAGATGGTAATGCTGACGAATTAGTTATAGAAAATGGAGCAAATGCTGGTGATGCTGGTATTAATATTTTATCTGCAACAAATGGAACTGGACGAGTTTCTTTTGGAGATAGTGGTGATAACGATGTAGGATTTATGAGATATGACCACAGTAACGGAAGAATGTGGATAATTAATAATGGTGGAGATACTACTTATGCTCATGCTTTTGATTCTAATGTAACTACTACCACAAACTTTAGACTACAAATTTTTAGTGATGGTGCTGAAAACCAAAGACATAGAATGATTGGTTTCGATAATTCATCACAAGGTCGTGGATATATAGAAAGTGGTGATGGAGATAGCACAGCTCCACAATTTGCGGCAGGTTCAGATAGAAGATTAAAAGAAAACATAACTACTTACACAGGTGGCTATGATAAAATAAAAGCTATTCCTGTTAAACAATGGGATGAAAAATATAGTTCTAAAAATAAAGGTGTAAAAGGTTGGGTTGCAGATGAGTTAGAAACTGTATTTCCAGATGCAGTTAGTGGCACGGCTAACGCAACAAAAAATGTAACTAACGCTATACTAGATAAAGATGGAAGATTAGTAGAAGAAAATACAACAGAAGCACGTTTAACAAAAATGCAATCAATAGGTAAAATGCCTAATTGTACTTTCGCTTCTTCTGCAACGGTTCCAGTATATCAATACTCATCGCCTTTAAGGTTTTTTCCAGATGTGGTTCAAGCATTACAAAAAGCAATAGAAAAAATAGAAGCTCTTGAAGCAAGAGTAACTACGCTTGAGGGATAATGCTACTAGGACACGGAGCAATAGGACAACTTGCGGTAGCCGAGGATCTTTCTGGATTAGTTCAGAATGCAGGCACTGTTGAACTATCTTTAGGTCAAGGTGCAACTTTTAGTATTGGCACAGAGACCGTCGCGGCAAGTGCTGTGTTTGCTGTTACAACAGCAGGCGCACCTAGTTTCTCTCTAGGAACTGAAGTAGCAACAGGTGGTGCAAACGTATCACCAACAACAGCAGGACAAATAACAGTAAGTCTTGGGGAAGAAACACCATTCGGTGAAGCTTTCCAAAACTTAATTACATTATCAACTGGATCTCCAAACTTCTTTATTTGGAGTGAAATTGATGATTCACAAACCGTAACTTGGACCGACGTCGAACCGGGGTCCACGGACTAGGAGGCTAAATGGCATCAACATATTCAAGTACTTTGAATCTAGA